TATACCTTGATGGTGTTGCAACTAACACTGGAGTTATTGAGATACCACTAGCTACAGCAGGCACAGTAACAGAAACTGGTACTCAAACTTTAACAAACAAAACTTTAACATCACCTAAAATTGGTACTTCTATTTTAGATACTAATGGGAACGAATTAGCTTTACTTACAGCTACAGGTTCAGCGGTAAACGAATTTACAATTGCAAACGGTGCAACAGGTAATGGACCAAGATTATCAGCAACAGGTGAGACTAATGTTGATTTAGATTTATTAGCTAAAGGTACTGGTCATGTAACTGTAAGAGGTAATGATAATCCAGGTTCAATTCAACTTAATTGTGAGTCTAATTCACACGGGATTAAACTTACATCACCTACACATAGTAGTGGTCAAAGTTATGAACTTAAATTTCCAACTGGAAATGTTACAGCAGATAGATTTTTAAAAGTAGCTTCTGTATCAGGTTCAGGTACTACAGGTATTGGTCAACTATCTTTTTCTGAAGTATCTGGTGGAACTTCATGGCAAGCAGTAAAAACTTCTACTTTCACAGCAGTAGCTGGTGAAGGTTATTTTATTAATACTACAGGTGGAGCATTTGAAATGGATTTACCTGCAGGAAGTATTGGTGATGAGGTTTCTTTTGTAGATTATGCAGGAACATTTGATAGTAACGCATTAACAATTGATCAAAACGGAACAGAAAAAATTGTAGGATCAACTGATCCTTTAACAGTATCAACAGAAAGAGCAGCAAATACTTTAGTATATGTAGACGGTACTCAAGGTTGGCTTCTAAAGAATAACTAAGGAGTTTAATGAGTACTTTTAAAGAAATTAGAGGACAACTAATCAAGTCTCTAACTTCAGACCCATCTCCAGCAACAGTCGGTGACATGTGGTATAATTCAACTTCTCTAACATTAAAAGGTGTAGTAGGAAGCAGTGCTTGGTCATCAGGTGGAGCTTTAAGTTTACCTAGATCGGTAGCAGGATTGAACGCAGGTACACAAACTGCTGGTATCGCTTTTGGTGGTTACAATGGTACTTCATTTGGTAATACAAATTCAACTGAAGAATATAATGGTTCATCATGGACAGGTGGTGGAAATTTAAGCACGGCAAGAAGAGCTGGAGCAGGTTTTGGTATTCAAACTTCTGCCGTATTAGGTGGAGGTTATGGACCAAGTAATGCCACAGAAGAATATGATGGTTCATCATGGACAGGTGGTGGAAACATGCCTGCAAATTTTCATAATACAAGTGGATGTGGTACTTTAACAGCAGGATTTAGTAATGGAAGTTCAGAAACTCCAGCACAAGCATGTAAATATGATGGATCTTCTTGGACAGCCGTACCTAGTTTACCTACAGGTAGATCGGGAGGTGGTACAGCTGGAACTTCAGCAGCTGCAATAGCGGCAGGTGCTTTTCCTGGAGCAGATAGTTATGAATGGAGTGGTTCTGCTTGGACAGCAGGACCTGATTTAAATGCAACACATCCTAATGCTAATATGTTTGGAACTTCAACAGCTGCTATATTAGGGGGTAACCCTAGTAATACTGCAACAGAAGAATGGAATGGAACTAATTGGTCTGTTACTGGTGCAACTATGGGAACTCCAAGAAATGCTTATGGAATGGGTGGAACTACAACAGCGGGATTAGCTTTTGGCGGTAGTCCTTACACAACAGCAACAGAAGAATATAGTCCAGCTACTGCAACAAAAACATTTACAACAAGTTAAAAAATTATGACAACATACAAAGAAGAATTTGGAAAAACAATTAAACAAGTAAGTTCAGATCCTACAGATGCAGGAGCCGAGGGCCAAATTTGGTTTAACACGACTGCACAGGTTTTTAAAACAGTAACATCATTTGGAGCATGGTCTAGTGGTACAGCTTTAGGTCAAGTAAGAAGAAAAGGAGGAGGAACAGGCGCTCAAGCAGCAGGAATGGTATTTGGAGGATTTGACGCTGCAACTGCATTGGGACAGACCGAACAATATAATGGAACATCTTGGACTGAGGTCGGAGATTTAACTACAGCAAGAGGAAAACTTGGTTCTGCAACTGCAGGATCACAAACAGCAGCATTAGGTTTTGGAGGTTCAACAGCAGAACCCTCTAATCCAGCAATTGTAAATAATTCAGAAGAATATAATGGGTCTGTTTGGGCAGAAGGAGATAATTTAAATACAGCAAGATATGTTATAGCTGGAGCAGGCACTCAAACAGCAGGACTTGGGTTTGGGGGATATACAACTAGTACAAATAGAAATGAGTCAGAAGAATATAATGGCACTAGTTGGGCAGAAGGAGATAATTTAAACACAGCAAGAGGTAATATAGCAGGTGGAGGAACACAAACAGCAGCATTAGGAGCAACAGGTTTTATTGATGGGGGTGGAGGAGATACTGCTGTTACAGAAGAATATAATGGAACAAGTTGGACAACTGTAACTGTTTGTCCTACTGCACAAGCGTCTGCTATTTTATCGGGAACTCAAACAAATGCTATTATTTTTGCAGGATCTCCTAATCTTACTACAACTTTTGGTTACGATGGAACTAATTGGTCTACTAGACCCTCAATGGCAACAGGTAGAGATCGTACAAGTGGATTTGGAACAGCAGCAACAGCTGCGCTTTGTGCAGGTGGGGATGGTGGAACTCCTGGAGATGAAGGTATTGGAACTGTTGAAGAATTTAATACATCAATAAACGTAGTTACAGCTGCATCATGGGCAGCTGGTGGAAATTTAATTTCAGGACAAAGAAATGGTGTAACGTTTGGAATACAGACTTCAGCAGTTTTTGCAGGTGGTCATAACCCTGGAGGGATATCTAATAATTCAGAAACATATAATGGAACAAGTTGGACAGAAGGAAATAATTTAGGTGCACCAGCAGACAATGCTGCGAGTGCAGGCACAGAAACAGCAGGAGTAGCTTTTGGTGGTTCACCGCCAGCTGGAGGTGCTAATAACGATACTCAAGAATATAATGGAACTGATTGGTCTGAAGGAAATAATTTAAACACAGCTAGATATGCGATTGGTGGAACAGGAACTCAAAGTGCAGCTTTAGCTTCTGGTGGTAGTCCTCCAGGAAATACAGGTAGTAATCTTTCAGAAGAATATAATGGAACTGACTGGAGTATAGGAAATACTATGGGAACAGGAAGATATAAACTAACTATATTCGGAACTCAAACAGCAGCAGTTGCTGCAGGTGGAGATACTGGTCCGGCTAATGTCAATAATGTAGAACACTATGACGGAACGTCTTGGACAAATGCAACTGTCTATCCTTCAACTTTAACTTATGCTGCATCAGCAGGAAGTCAAACAGATGGATTAGTTTTTTTAGGTGACCTTGGTCCAGGTTATGGTGCTACAACAAATACCTATAATGGTACTGCTTGGGCTGCAAGTGCTACTTTAGCAAACGCAGGTGGTAATACAGAAGGTTGTGGAACAGGGGCTTTAGCTTTAGCTGCTTCTGGTGGACCTCAATCTGGAAGAACAGATGGTGCTGAAGAATTTACAGGTGCTTCAACTTCATTAAATGTTAAAACATTAACGAGTAGTTGATAATGATTAAATTTAACGATATAACAATAAAAAAGGAGTAAACATTATGGCACTATTTATATATGGTACTGCTACAAACACTGGAAAAGGATTCTTCACTCATGAAGATAGACAGAATTTTTATCTTTCAGGTCAACCTGCAAATGTCTGGGTCGTTGGTAACAACGAAAAAGGCGCATTATGGTTAGCTGAAAAAAACGGTGTTGAAAAGACAAAAACAGAAGCACAAGCTTTAGTAACTGCGGAAGTAACTGCAGCACAAGAAGCATGGGATGCATTGTCTGATGAAGCAAAAACTAGAAATGATAGACCAAGTCAAATAACACTCCCATAAGGAATTTATAGATGGCTGGCTACAACACAATTCACGGGCTGAAAGTTAAATACTTATCAGCAGATCCTGCAAATCCAGAAGATGGACAGGTATGGTATAATTCTTCTACAGGTAATTTGCGTGTTGATGGTATAGCTTTAGCAAGTTCATGGGCAGCTGGTGGAGCTTTAGGTACAGGTAGAAATGGAATGGGTGCAGCAGGTGTTCAAACTGCTTCAATAACTTATGGTGGTCAAATAGCTCCAGGAAATGCTTCAAAAAATGAAACGGAAGAATATAATGGTGCTTCTTGGACAGAAGTAGGTAATCTAGGAACAGCAAGATACGTAGGTGCTCCTTCTATGTTAGGAACTCAAACAGCAACATTATATGCTGGTGGCGCAAGACAAGCTCCAGACGTTAATGCCTATGCCTTTACAGAAGTATATGATGGTTCATCTTGGTCAGAAGTTGCTAATTTAGGTACAGGTAGAGACAAATTAGCTGGTGCTGGAACTTCAACAGCTGCACTTGCAGTTGGTGGTCAGTCACCTCCTGTTGTAGCAAACGTAGAAGAATGGGATGGTAGTTCATGGTCTGAAGAAACTGATATACCAGCAGTAAATAGATCTCAATCTGGTGCTGGATCACAAACAGCAGCTCTTATAGTTTGTGGACAAAACCCAACTAACGGTACAACTCTTGAATATGATGGGTCGTCTTGGACAGCTGGTGGAACTATAAGCAGATCAACCAAAGCTACTTTTGTTGGAATAGGTGGTAATCAAAATGATGCTACTATTTTTGGTGGAAACGAACCCGCTTCTCCTTATCCTAATTTAACTGAAGCATACGATGGAACTTCTTGGACAGCACAAGCCACTATGGCAACTGGTAGACAAAGAATGGCACAAGGCGGTGGAACTGGACCAGCAGCACTAGGTACTGGAGGTTATGCAAATGGTAACGCAGCCTTTACCGGAACAGAAGAATTTACAGGTGCTGGAACTCAAGTTAAAAATCTATCTGTAAGTTAACTTGACTTATAACTTTAAGTAGTTATATTAAATCTATTCAATGAAAGGAATATAATGACTGAAAAAAGAAATATACATGCGCTAATAGAAAAAGAAGCTCCTAGCTTAAATAATTTATTAGATCCAAATGAAGTAAAAGAATTTAAAGAATTAACAAATGAGCTTAGAGATACTTGGACTAAAAAACAAGTGTTTAGAACTGAGACAGAAATGAGAATGTCTGTTCTTCAAGATGCTAAATACCCAACTAAAGCTTCTAAATATTGGCAATGTGTTAGAGAACAAAACGTATTCTTAGAAAATTTAATGTCTTTATCATTTGATGCAAGACGTAATGAAGTTAAATTAAAAAGATTAGAGGAAAAATTACTTAAAGAAGAGGATCCTTTAAAAAGAGAACTACTTCAAATTGATATAGACGAGAAAACTTATTCAGTAGCTAACATGCAACTTATCGCTAGAGATAGAATGAGAGAAATTAAACTATGGTCAGTTCTTAAAAAAGAATTTGATGATGGTTCGTTTGATACTAAAGATGTTAATACTCATCAATTAGATTCATACCATTTAATTATGAAAAATAAGGCGGAGACACTAACATCAGGCTCATCACAACCGGAAGTGTTTAATGTATTAGGACAATTACAGACTATAGAAAGAGTTAAAAAATCAGGAGAAATGATCTATAACAAGAAAGAACAATTGACCAATGACCTCGGAGCCAAACCAGAATAAGAAACTATTTTTTTTGGTAGCACAACCTAGATCAGGTAATACTTTATTTGCAAGTATTATGAATCAAAATCCTGAGATAGCAGCTACTCCTAATTCTATTACTTTAGAAATAATAAAAAATTTGTTTCTACTTAAACAAACTGATGTCTTTCAAAATTATCCAGACCACAAGTCTTTAGATAATGTACTAGATTCAGTGTATGACGTTTACTACAAAAATTGGCCACAAAGAGTAATCATTGATCGTGGACCTGTAATGACTAAAGGTAATTTTTTATTAATGCAAAAGCATTTTAAACGTCCTTTTAAATGTATTGTATTACTTAGAGATTTAATGGATGTACTAGCAAGTTATATGCAGTGGTACACAGAAAATCTTGATGCATTTCCTAACAAGTATAATTGTAAAAATGATGAAGAAAAATTAGCAATGATTATGAATAAAGATGGTGCTGTTGCAAAAGAATTAGAAGCAATTAAAAACTCATATGACTATAAAGATATGTGTCATTATGTAAAGTACGATGACATAGTTAATAATCCTGAACAAGAGTTTAGAAAAATATATAAGTTCATAGATGAGCCTTATTTTAACCACAGATTTGATAACTTAGACCAAGTAAATGTAAATGGTTTATCTTATGATGATAAAATTGTTGGTAGTAATATGCATAAACTATTTGATGGACCTGTTAGAAAAGTATATAACCCTTACATTGAAAAAATTCCAGAAAGGATTAGACAGAAATATGGACACATCAGATTTTAATTTTATATTTTTAGGTCAATCGGTATTAAAATACCAAGTACCTTTAGATGTATATAATACTATTAACCATATTTATCAAACAAAGTATCCTGAATTAAAACCTGCTAACAAACAATTAGTAGGTAAGATAGAAAAAGAACATAGTTTATTTTTTAATGGTGAAGACAGTCCTAAGATGACTAAACATAATCACTTACCTAATAATGTATTGGAATGGTTTGAACAAAAATTTAGACATTATTTAGATTGGAATAAAATAAAAGAATACAATTTACATCTTAATTCTATTTGGGTTAATACTATGTTTGAGCATGAGTATAATCCAGTGCACGTGCACCAAGGAACATTGTTTACCGGTCTATCGTCTGTCATGATTTTAAAATTACCAGAGTCTTATGGTGTAGAATATTCATCACCAGATCAGCCACAAAATGGTAGATTACAAATACTAGGTCCAGCTAATGGACATTTTGCAAACATAGATTATCAACCAAATATTAAAGAACGAGATTTTTTTGTATTTCCATATGACATGAGACACTGCGTATATCCATTTAATGGACCAGGATATAGGCGAACACTTGCTGCAAATATGGATGTGCAATATAATCCAATTCGAAACAGAGGAGTAAGTTAATGTACGAAAACAGACACATCACAGAACCTAAATGGAAGAGTTGGATAGTGCAGACTACCACACCATTATTTACACCTGAACAATGCAGACAAATTATTGCATCAGGTAGAGCACAAAAACCACAAGAAGCAAAGGTTGGTATGGGTAGACCAGGTAATGGGACTAATACAAAAAAAAGAATAACAACTATTAGTTGGATACCTTTTAAAGAAATGAGTCACATGTATCGTGATCTTAATAATTTTATACAAAAAACAAATGAAAATCATTTTGGGTTTGGTGATATACAAATTACAGAAAATGCACAGTTTACAGAATATCCTAAAGGAGGGTTTTATGATTGGCATATGGATTGTGATGTAAACATGGAACACGAACCACCTGTTAGAAAAATATCAATGACTCTTTTATTAAATGATCCATCAGAATTTCAAGGTGGTGATTTAGAATTAATGGCTCCGGGAAAAGTTGCAAGTTTAAAACAAGGACACGCAATTATGTTTGCTTCTTTTTTAAATCATAGAGTTAATCCAGTAACAGAAGGCATGAGACAATCTTTAGTTGTTTGGTTTGGAGGTAAACCTTTTAGATGATTAGAGAAGAATTTTTTCCTACTAGTGTTTTTGGCAAAGATATAAAATTAGATAATGATAAACTAGCACAAGACATTGTTAATTGGTCTAATCAAGATCAAGGGGTACAGAAGACAAATTACAAAGGATGGCATTCTACTACCAACATGGCATCAAAGCCAGAGTATCAATTATTAGTTAACGAACTAATAATTATGTGTAGAGATATGTTTAAAGAAGAATGGTTAGATAGAGAACCTGTCCTTGGTAACATGTGGGCTAACATAAATCCTAAAGATGGAATGAACCAAACACATATACACTCTAATTCATTATTTTCAGGGGTGTATTATGTTAAATCTAATCCACAAGCAGGAAGACTTAAGATATATGACCCAAGACCTGGAGCACAAATAATAATGCCTATACGAAAAAAAGGTAAACCCCCTAAACATTTATGGAGAGATGCAAACCTTGACCCTATTCCAGGACGTATTATAATGTTCCCTGCTTGGTTATGGCATAGTGTTGAACCTAATCAATCAAATGATTTAAGAATATCAATAAGTTTTAATTTTATACAACATGGCTTTTAATAAATACCAAGTAATCAAAAAGGCTGTTAGCTACGAACTTGCTAACTTTATATTTAACTACTTTTTACTTAAACGAGATGCAGTTAGATGGATGTACGAAAACAATATTACGTATGATACAGGGATGTTAGGTACTTGGACAGATAAACAAATTCCAAACACTTATTCTCATTATGCTGATCTTGTAATGGAAACCTTACTTGTTAAAGTATTACCAGTAATGCAACAAGAAACAGGGTTAAACTTAATTCCCACTTATTCATATGCTAGAATATACAAAAACGGAGACGAATTGAAAAGACATAAAGACAGACCAAGTTGTGAAATATCTACTACTATTAATTTAGGTGGTGATCCTTGGCCTATATTTATAGATGGTACCGGTGTAGATTCTGTCATCGACGAATACAAAAATATACAAAAACCTAATGCTCCAGAAGGTACAAAAGTCATGCTTGAAGTTGGTGATATGCTAGTATATAGTGGTTGTGAATTAGAGCATTGGAGAGAACCTTTTGAAGGAACTACTTGCGGACAAGTGTTTCTTCATTATAACCATGTAAATGGTCCTTTTGCAGAAAAGAATAGGTTTGACAGAAGGCCGATGTTAGGTGTTCCACCAATAAGGAATACATAAATGGAGTTATATGTTACAAAAATTAGGTTTTGCACCAGGGTTCAACAAACAAGTTACAGAGACCGGGGCTGAAGGTCAATGGTTTGATGGCGACTTTGTTCGTTTTCGATATGGTAGTCCAGAAAAAATAGGTGGTTGGTCTCAACTAGGCGACGATAAATTAACAGGTGTTGCAAGAGCAATTCATCATTGGGATAACAACGCAGGTATTAAATTTGCAGCCATAGGCACTAGTAGTATTTTATATGTTTTTTCAGGTGGTGTATTTTATGACATTCACCCAATTAGAGTTACCTTAACAGGTGCTGATTTTACAAGTACATCAAGTTCAAAAACAGTTACAATAACCTGTACAGGTAGTCACGGTTTGTTACAAAATGATATTGTAATGTTTGACTCAGTTACTGGATTAAGTGGATCAACATTTACTAATGCTACGTTTGAAGATCAAAAATTTATGGTTACCTCCGTACCAACAGTTTCAACATTTACTATTACAATGGCAGTTGCGGAAACAGGGACACCAATTACAAATGCAGGATCTGCTTCTGTTTTATGTTATTACACAGTTGGACCCGCACAACAATTAGGTGGCTTTGGTTTTGGTACAGGTTTATTTGGTGGTACATCCCTAGGTGCTGCAACAACAACACTAGCTTCTACTATTAATGATGCTGTAACTGTTATTCCTTTAACAGATTCGTCAGCATTTCCATCTTCAGGTACTATTCAAATAGGGTCTGAATTTATTTCTTTTACAAATAATAATACCACAACAAATACTTTAAGCGGAGGAGCAAGAGAAGTTAATGGCACAACTAAATCAGGACATAGTGCAGGAGTTACAGTTACAAACATAACTTCATACGCAGGTTGGGGTAGTGCATCTTCTACTGACTTTACTATTGACCCAGGTTTATGGGTATTAGATAACTTTGGTACAAAATTAATTGCACTTATATATAATGATAAATGTTTTGAGTGGGACGCTGCAGCTCCTAATGCCACATCAACTAGAGCAACCGTATTACCTAATGCACCAACAGCATCACGTCATGTATTAGTATCAACACCAGACAGACACTTAGTATTTTTTGGAACTGAAACAACTGTAG